GGGATCTGGTACACACATTTCTGGGCGAACCCCATGTCTGGTCGACCGTATGGTGGGAACGCTGCGAGCAGGTTGAAGCAGATCGGGCACACGTTTGTGATGGGTCATCAACAAACGCTTGACTATGCGGTCAGGTTCTTACCTGGTACCGGTGCACAGCAGTTTGGGCTGATAGCTGGTGCCTGCTACCTACACGACGAGGATTACAAAGGCCCACAGGGCAACGCACACTGGCGTGGTGTGATCATGTTGCACGAGGTTGACGGTGACGGATCAGCTGACCCAATGTTCGTGTCACTCGATTATCTGTGCCGCAAGTATGAGGGCGTCAGGCTTGCAAAGTTCACTGCACGAGGGTTCTGAGGGGACAACCAATGGCGAAAAAACTGAGCGACACAAAAGCACTATGGGATTCACCAGCACGTGACGCTTACATGCTGGTGCATGGCACAGGGTCCGATACCCGTGGCGGGCTTTACGGTCCACCGTGGGAGGACTACGCGCTCACCACCGATATCTACAGCAGGCTCACAGGTGTAGAGCTCAGCCCGGTTGAGGGCATCCTATTTATGACGTCAATGAAGTTGTCACGGTTGGCATACGGGCTCTCACAAGACTTCCCACCCGAACTGCTACGTGACTCAGTGGTCGACGCAATCGGATACCTGGACTGCCTCTACGGGGTCATGTTGAACACCCCCAGAGCAGAAGACGAAGAGACAGACGAAGAAGGAGACGACGACGATGACGGTGATTGAAATAGAACCAGACGTCGAAGAACTCGACGACGAAGAAGAACCTGAAACATGCGACCCGGACGACTACCCGTTCCCAGGGTTACAACCGTCCACCAAACCTGAATGGGGTATCTGATGTTCACATCTACTTTCTGGCGTGACGTGCTCGAGCGTGCCATCAAGACAGCAGCGCAAACCGCTCTAGTCGCGATCGGTGCAGCTGCAGGCTTCGACCTGTTCACAGCTGACTACGTCACGATCGGTGGTGCAGCTGCAGGTGGTTTCATTCTGTCAGTGCTCACATCAATCGGGTCGGCACCGTTCGGGACCAACGGGTCACCGTCAGTGTTGCGCTCCACGTGGACTTCGATCGGTGCTGATGGGAGCGCCAACAATGGCTGACGCACCCATCTACCCGTTCACAGTGCGCATCGGTGACACCGAAACAATCACCCTCACGTTGCGCTCAAGTGGTACAGCAGTCGACATCACCGGGCGTACCTACGCAGCACAGATTCGCAGCACCGCAGCATCCACCGCCGTGATCGCCACAATGACCTGCACAGTCACCAACGGCACCGGTGGCAGCGTCCAATGCACCCTGCCGGCCACAACAACAGCTGCGCTCACCGCCGGCCAAGCTGTGTACGACATCGAAGAGACAAACAGCACTGTGAAAACCACTCTGCTGCAAGGGCCGTGCTACGTCGTTCAGGACGTGACCCGATGAGTGTCTCTATCACTCTTGATCTCGCAACCGATCGCATCATTACAAGTGGTGTGTCAGGTCCCGCCGGCCCCACAGGTGCTACTGGTGACTGGTCAACGGCACAAACCATCAACGCTCAAACTGGCACCACTTACACGCTCGTTGCAGGTGACGTCGGCAAATTGGTGACGCTCACAAACGCTGCAGCGATCGCGCTCACGATGCCTGCTGGTCTTGGTTTGGCTTCAGGTCAACGAATTGACCTCGCGCAACTTGGTGCAGGTCAAGTCACCGTTAGCGGTTCGGGTGCAACTGTGAACTCGACTCCGACAGCGAAACTGCGCACCCAATATTCCGCTGCAACGCTGATTTGCACTGCCACAAATGTGTATTTACTGGTTGGCGATCTGGCGGCATCCTGATGCCTTCCACCAGTGGCATAGTTTCAAGCGCCGCGACCCTCTCGCACCCGTCCTTGGTGCTGCCAATTACAGGTATGACGACAAGCACCTACGACGCTGACGGGTGGCGGTATTTGGTCATCACGTCGAGCGACGAGAGCTCCGGGTACACCCTCACCACACCAGTGCCGGGGTATTTTGAATATCTGTTGATCGCCGCAGGTGGTGCCGGCGGTGGCTCGAACCCCACTGGCATTAGCGGTGGCGGTGGCGGTGCTGGCGGTGTCCTTACCGGCAATTTTACGACGATAAGCCCGACCACTCCGATCACCGTAAATGTGGCGTCGACTGGCGGAACTGGAACGTCAGCATCGGCAGGCGCTCAGGGCACCTACTCTCGGCTCGCCTACTACCCCAACACGACAATTGCCACCGCGACCGGTGGCGGTGGCGGTGGCATATCCGTTGCCTTCCCGGCGACGACTGGTGGTAGCGGTGGTGGCGCCGGAATCAACCAGAACAACGCCATCACCGGGGCCAGCGGGACCAGCGGCCAAGGCAAGAGCGGTGGTAGCTCTTTCGGCTCTGCGACTGGCGCCGATCGAGCCGGTGGCGGCGGTGGTGGTCAATCATCCTCAGGTGGCACAACCACAACTGCACGCACAGGTGGCGCAGGCGGCAACGGCTACACAACCACATGGGTCACCGGCACCAGCGCAACATACGCAGGCGGCGGTGGTGGCGGCGCCAACGTCAGTGGCACCGCCGGTGCAGGCGGCACAGGTGGTGGTGGTACCGGTGGCACCGGTGGCACAGGATCAACAGCACCCGCAGCAGGAAGCGCCTACGGTGCCGGCGGTGGCGGCGCAGGCGTAGGCCAAATACGCGCCGGAGCAAACGGTGCAGGTGGCGTCATCGTTCTTCGTTGGCGTTACTGATCTCCGACTCGAGCACAGCGTGAACCCCTACGCGCTGACTGGTACAGCACCAACAACATGTTGGACCTGACAACCACAACAACTGAGTCGGCGTTTGAGCCCCCAGGCCCCCACAAGATGGGATCGCCTGGGGGCTCTTTTCATTTACCCTTGACACTTTTGCAAAGCGAGCCCATACTTTGCGTGTCGGTAACAACGCCGGCCAAGTCACGGGAGCAACACAGTGGACGACATCACAGCAATTCACACAGGACACAACATCTTCATCGAGAGGGTCGGCAACAACTTCGGGTACTGCGCAACTGTTCGCACTGCGTTCGGTCGACTCGTCGGCACCACAGACTGCTACGGCACTGACCGTGCAGCGTTCAACATGGCAATCGACATCGCCGAAGCTGACTTCGCAAAGCAGGTGACGGCATGACTACCGCAGACCGAATCGCTGAACTCGAGCAGTACATCGTTGACATCAAGTTCAAGTTGTCAATTAGCCCAGATCATCCGATCAGGTCGCAGCTGGCAGGCGCCGAAGCTGAACTTGCTGAACTCGTCGCACGATACAACCACCCAACGAACAAGTGGATTCGTGACAACGACCACAGTGACACTGGTGGTACCAGTGGTACCACCAGTGGTGCTGATGGTGTGACGATCAGTGTCACCGAAGCAGCTGCACGACTTGATGTCACACCGCAAACAATTCGTAACTGGGTGCGTGCAGGTCGACTCACACACATCACCTACGGCAAGTCGTTTCGGATTGTGCCGTCAGAGCTCTTTAAGCTGCAGGCGATGCGACGTGAAACACGTGTCATTGACGCACCCGAACAGCGTGGTGCGTGATGCGCTGCGAAACCTGTGACCGACCGATCCTGTCGAACCGCTCGAAGCGTGAAGTGTGGGTGTGGGCTCAGATCCTCGCAGCGTTCCTGGCGATGTTCTGCTTGGGTGCTGTAGTCGAAACGATCGTGAACCTTGACCTGTACGGGTTCTTGGCGGTCACAGCCGGATACACGCTGGGCGTTGCGATCATGTTCGTATGGTGGGCTGTCGCAGCAAAAGACTACTGATGGGCAACCCACGCAAAGCCAAAGGGTCAGCGTTTGAGCGTGCAGTCACCGAGTACCTACGTGCTCGAGGGCTGCGCGTTCAACGCATCCCAGCAGGCGCCACAGCAGACGAAGGTGACCTATTCGTCAGCGACCCAGCATGGCCGGCAATTCAATGCAAGAACCATGCGAAGTTTGATCTTGCCGGGTGGGTTCGAGACGCCGAGGAACAAGCAATAAACGCTGACCGTGTGGCCGGCATTGTGTGGGCAAAGAAACGTGGCACTACTGATCCTGGTAGGTGCTATGTGATTATGACCGGAGACGCATTTACAACACTGATGTTGGGAGGAAACTAAAAATGACGCACGAACATGAGATTTTGAATAACGCTGCGGTCGTAATGACCGTGAAACTTGGGTTAGCTGCCGCTGGTAACAACGATGGTGAACTGATGCT